GATGGGCAGGTGAACTTTGTCTTGCTTTCGTTCTTGGCCTTGGCCTCGGCGGCCATGGGCGCGGGTGACTCCCAGCGGAGCTTGAGGCCCTTGGCCTTGAGCTTGGCATAGGCGCGGGCGTAGGGGCCATCCTTCACAACAAAGTGGGTGACGTGCTGGCCTGTCTCTTTGCCATCGGGACCGCCCGTCGTGGTGGGCTGCAAGCCAATAGCTTTCATCTTCCCCGCCCACTCGCGGTCGTGATAGCAGCGGCGCGGCGCGCGGCCGTGGGCTTGCTGCCAAAGGTGAGCCATCTCATGCGCCAGGGTAGAGAGAATGCGCTCGTCTGTCTCATCACAGAAGCAATCGGGGTTGAGGGCAATTTCATGGATGGTAACCTTGTTGCCGCGTCCGTGGAAGCGTTCCGGCGCGAAGTACCCGCGCGCCTTGGCGTGACGCTGCAAGGTGACCAGCACTTGAGGGAGCGTGTCCGCAAAGAGCTGAGCGTTGAAGAAATCGAACGCGGCTTGAAAATCGAGGTATTGCTGTTCTGTGATCTTGTCTTTCATGTCACGCTTCCGATTCCGACACGCGGTTTTGTCTGTTTTGAAGATGATAAAGCCGTGTTGAAACGCCGCTAGCGTGCTCAGACAGAGCGGAATAGTATTTTCGGGCTTCCAGGAAATCATCCTTCGCAAGGGCTTTCTCTGCGAGTCTGCGATATGCGTCCATCGTCTCAAGTGCGGAGACAAGCCGAACGTTTCCTCCGTGTGCTAGTTTCCGTAACGTTTCAGACCTCATCTTTGACCCCTTTCTGATCTGTTTGTATCGTACTATGCAATCATAGCTCGATATGTGACGGCGAGCACGATACCGAGTGATTTCTTTTTAGAGGGTACGGCCAAAGTTGCGGAGCCGGGATGCGGCGGAAGAGCGGCGGCGCGCGGGCGCGGGTTTCGTTGCCTGGGTGAGCACCGCTGCCAACTTCACAGCCGTATCGGCTGTCTTCTGTGCCCAATCGGACGGCGTTTCGCTTGCGACTGATTCCCCATCCGATCCGATGTATTCCTCGGTTGGCGCGGGAGCCGGCATACCGGCGGCCTCGCGCTCCAGGCGAATCTTTTCCGCCGCGCGGAAGAGACTACGAGCGATCTTGCGGAAGGCGGGGCGGCGTACGGAGACAGCGGCGCGGGCGTAGACGGCGCAATCGAGAGCCTCATTGCGTTCGCCGGTTTTTACCCAATTACCAACGGTCTGAAAGTCTTTTTTGGTGATGACGAACTTTTCCGCAGTGAGTTGACGGAAATACTCAGCATCGAGCGCATCGCTGAAATGGGTATATTGCGAACCGGGATTGTGGACGCGCAACGATGTGAATACATCTTCCTTGGCGGTGTCTGTGCCCACGGTGTAGACCAGCGTTTTATATGGGCCGACGCGGTTCCCGGAGCTAATCAAGGGCTTGCCGATGCCGGCGCGGCCTACAATGGCGTGCCAGCGGCGCAACTCGTTTTTGCGCGTGAACGCGTACACCCGTTCCGTGGCGTGGCCGGCGGAGTCAATGAGCGCGGTAGAGATGCGCATCGTCACGCCCAGGGCGTGTTCCCAATCTTCCAACAGGTACTCACGGAGCGCGGCCCACGGGCTGGCCGGATCGGTTTCGGGCAACGATGTGTCGCCGGGGAATACCTTGTGTTCGATGGCCCAGCGTTCATCGTCTAGGCCCCATCCCCACACCGTAGATTCCAGGCGATTGTCCTGAGTATCCACGCCGGCGGTGAGCCACAGAACTCCGGAGGGAAGCGGTTCGCGTGCAAAGCGCGGGCGCTTTTCCAGCTCTGTCATGTTCGCGCCGGTGCCACGAATCTCCCATGTCTCCGCGAGGTTCGTGTTCACAAAGACCTTCATCCGCTCAAGAGATGTCTGTGCTTCGAGCCATTCCTGGATGAGGTTCAACCAATCGACCACGCCGTAGAGCGCATTGAGATGGAAGCCGGCTGTCTTGCCGTCGTGACTCACGGCGGTGGCGCGCCACGATCCGCTGCGGATCATCTCATGCTTGGAGCGTTCGCGGATTTCACAACCGTTGACACAGACGTAGTACCAATCGACCACGCGCGGCCGTGAGTTCACGGCGATGTCTTCGGTTTTCCATTTGAGGCGCGGCCACTCCAGCTTTTGCATCTCACCGCATTGCGGGCACGGCACGTAGTAGTACCGTTTGTCGCTGGAGTCAAAGGCCCGCTCGATGCGGGATAGGTTCTTGATGTGGGGCGTTGAGGTAAGGACGATCTTGCGATTCCAAAACTTAGTGGATCGCTTTTTCGCAAGGTCAACCGGGTCGCCTTCCGTGCCGGCGGATTCCTCGTATCCGTCCACCTCATCCATGAGGATGACGCGAGCGGGAAGGCCGCGCAGGCCCAGCGGAGAGTTCGCGCCGACGATGACAAGGACGCCGCCGGGGAATTCCTTGTTGAGCAGAGTATTGCCGGAGTCTCGTGAGCGCGGCGAGGGAAACAGTTCGCGGAGCACGGGCGTATCGCGGATCATCTTGGCGATGCGGTTCTTGGAGAACTTTTCCGCCTCGGCCAGGGTGGGCTGCACGCACAGGATCGGCGACGGCTCCCAATGGCTGTAGTAGCCGATGGGGTTGAGGTTGGCGCACTGCGTTTTGCCGGACTGCGCGGCCAGCATCAAAACAACCGTCTCGGTGTCCTGATCGGTGATGGCGTCCATGATGCCGCGCTGATACTCCAGCGTGGAGGTGTGGAACTTACCGGGAGCAGCGGAGTTTTCCTTGGGAATGTGGGCGTACTCATCCGCCCATTGGGAGAGGGTGAGGGGCGCGGGCGGCAAGAACATCTTGTGCGCCTTGTTGAAAGCGCGGCCCGTGGCGGCCATACCCTCGGGGCTGGTTTGGTAGGGCTGGCGGGGCCGGATCATTCCTCTTCCGATTCCGGCTCCTGGGCGCGGGCCTGGCGGATGGCATCGATGTTGGCCAGGTTGCTGAGCAGCGAACGGCAACTCCGGTCGATCAGGTTGAAAATCTTCTGACGATCATCCATGCCGATGAGCTGGGGAGCGAGGCCGGCGGGCAGGGCGAGGACTTGGGTTTGAATGGAGCGGTTGGAGTTGGCAAGAACGCGCTCCAGATCGGTAATGGCGACAATCTGACCCTGTTCGCGGGCAAGTTGAAGCTCTTTCAGGTCCGCTTCGGCCATGGTTTTCCGCAAAATCGCCTCTTCCAGCGTCTCGGAAGGCAATTCGGAACCATCCTGGCCGGGATTCGGGCGGCGATTTCCGCCGTTTCCGCCGTTTTTGTCCGCTTGATAGGTCACGTACCACCTGAGCGTGGTGGGCCAGTCAAGCATCAGGCCGCGCGGATCGCTCTTGGACTGTAAGCCTTTGTCTTTGATCCAGTTGCGGACTTGCCGGTCAGTGACTCCAAGCAACTCCGCAACGTCCGAAACGGGCAAGGCGGAGTAATTGCGCGGGTTTTCAGGCTTAGGCATAGGCACGGAAACGGAAATGAGGTTAAAAATCCCTGGCGCTAGGGCACACGTGGGGCCATGCGTCACCCTCAGCGGGCCACACGGGGGAAGGACCCGCGCGCCCGAGAGCGGCTGAGGCCCATCTGTTGCTCAACTCACATCGTGTTGAGTATCAAAGGCTTACCGTCGATAGTCCTCCAAAGAGTAAGCGTCTGGCCCGTGTGGGATCATGGATATACGGGGTTGGCAGACATCACCCACAGCCCTCAAGCTGTGCCCATCCCGCAGACGCCCTCTATCTCTGTCTTACCCGTGCGCTCCGAAACCGCGCTAATTCTTCAACTTGTCTAGCCAATCGGCCCAGGCTTGCAGCATCTCGGCTCTTTGTTTGGCATATTGGGCACGGTTGTACACGCCGCGAACGCCCTTGAGCTTGTGATTGAGCGCCTTCTCAATCACATCGGTGTTGTACTCTTGCTCACTCAGGTTGGTGGCTGCTGTGCGTCGTAAGTCATGCACTGTAAAGTGTTCTATCTTCACAGGGATACGGCTCAATGCACGGTTGAGTGTGCTGGCTGCAATCGGTGTGTGATCCGCACTGCGCATGGGAAACACAACGCTTGCGCGCGGATGCCGTTGGCGCTGTGCTCTCAGCAACTCCACAGCTTGCCGGCTCAATGGGATCACAAGCGGCGTGTCTGTCTTGCTGTGCGCTTCTGGCAAGGCCCATTCCGCCTTGTCCAAATCGAACTCATCCCAGCGTGCGCGCCGTGCTTCGCCTTTGCGGGTCAACGTCAACAGAATGAACCACAAAGCCGCTTTCAGATCAGCGCGAATCCGCGCCAAATCGAATGCCTTGAGAAACGCCGCAATCTCCGCCGGCTTGAGCGAACGATTGCGCTCACTCATCTCCGCCACAAACTTCGCCGGGATCGCCGCCAACGGATTCTTGTCCGCAACGCCTCGCACAAGCGCATAATCCCACAATCTTTTCAGTAAGTTACGGATAGCCAGCGCGCTTTGCGGTTTGCCGTCTTCCACGCGCTTGAAGATCAGCTCCCGCACATCGTCCGTGTGGATCGAGCCGATTGCCCGTGTGCCGATCACCGGATACACATCCCGCTCCAAATACCGGCGCATGGGAGCAATATCCCGCCGCCGGCGCTGTACGTGCCCGGTCAAATACTTCTCGCCAAACGCTTTAACGGTTTCTCCCCGCTCTTCCGCAAGTTTTTCCTTGCGGCGCTGTTCGGCGGGAGACGTTCCCTCGGAGATGCCCGATAACAGCACGTCGCGCCTCTGTCGTGCGTCCGCAAGGCTGAGGTGGGGGAATCGGCCCAGGTTTATCTCTGTGCGCTGTCTGCGGAGCGTGTAGCGCAAGCGCCATGTCTTTCGGCCGCTTGGTCGCACCTCCAAAGCCAGGCCGCGCCCGTCTGTGACCTTGTAATGCCTCGCTTGAGGCTCCAATGCGCGGATTCGGGCAACTGTAAGGGTGTTTTTCATCTCTGGTAGCCATTGTGGTAACCAAATCCCGAAACCGCGCAAGAAAGCCTTTATTTTCTAAGGCTGTCCATTTCTAGGTAGAGAAAATTCCCGAATGAAGGCAAGTCACGGTTCGGGTAGACTGAAAACGGCGGTCCCGTAGCTCAATGGATAGAGCATCAGCCTTCTAAGCTGAGGGTTGTTGGTTCGAGCCCAACCGGGATCACCACGCCAAAAGAACAGGCCCAGCCGGAGCCGGGCCTGTTTGCCGAGTTGGTCGGACGCTACGGGATTAAGCCGGGAACTCTATCCACTCACGGCCATCAAGCAGGTTGCCGGCCGCTTTTTTGCCGACGTAGCTCATGCACCGCTCAAGTGGGATTCCGCGTGCCTTGGCAATGCTGGGATCGGTGGTTGGCATCCATTCGCCCCATTGCTTGAAAAAGAACGGCACGCCGGCATGGGTGCATTGATCCCTCACCCGCCGCGCCCAATCCGCTTGCATCTGGCGTGCATCGTGGCCGCTCTCGCCGCCCACAATCACCCATCCGATCATTGGGCGCTCATTGATACGCGCCGTGGTCAAATCCACCGCGCAATCATGGCCGGCGAGTTGGTTAGGCCCTGGCAATTGAACCAACTGAAGATCGATTTCACCGACCAGCGGTTCACAGCTCACAAAGAACGGCAGGCAGTTCCGCACCGTCAACCGAAAGTCAAGAGCGATCTTCGCACGCTCTTCCCACCGCGTCTGATCCTCAGCGGTGAATCCCAGCCGCACATGCGCGGGCCAATCGGAGAGCCAATGCGCGGGCAGATACTTGCTCCAATTCTCCGGCCGTTTCGTGAGCAATAAGAAATCCAGCCCATGAGCGCAACTTTCAATCTCAAGCCAAAGCCGCTCACGCGTATCAAGCGGAGCCTCCGCGTCAAACACGTCGGCCAGTGAGGCCACAAATACGCGGCGGCGCACTCTATCTAACACCGCCTTGCGGTCCCACTTGCGGAGCTGTGCCCAATTGCCGTCGCTTGTTATGCGCCGCTCTGTGCCAGGCCCCCATGCGCCGCCATTCCACTTGTGAAAGTTGTTCTGCGTTTCGGCGTAGCAGTGCTGGCAGCCAGGCGAAACACGCGTGCAGCCGATCCACGGATTGAACGTGTGATCGCACCACGCAATTTTCGTAACTTCACCCATCACGCACCCTCTTTCACGCGGCGCAAGGTCAACGCCCATAGCCACGGGTTTTCGTTCCATCCAAATCCGCGTTTCGCGTTGAGAGAATCCCACAGCTTGGCAAATGAAGTGCGGGCATTTCCGTACACAAAGCCGTGGTTGATGTCATGCCTCCATCCGCTGTGACCGATGCCGCCGCCGTCATGGAATAGAGCGCCCTCAGCCTGTGCATCTTCCTCTGTGATTTCCTGCAACCGTTGCACCCGCGCATCGGTAATCTCAAGCGTGATGCGAGAAAACCTGCGGAACATGAAAATCGACGGACGCCATTTCGCACCATTGAGCAACGTTCCGCCGTCTGCGGCATACACGCACTGTTCGGGGCCTTCGGTCATTCCCTCTGACGTGTAGGTTTTGCAGCGCCACGCGAAGTATGTTTCTTTCACCCACAGCCGGTCGCCTACTTCTCCGAATGGACAGACAAGAAGATGCTTCAAACTTTCAACCGTCCACGGGACACGAATGATGCTTTTTTCACCCACTGTGTCGTATCCGTCCGGTCCAAAGCAATTGCGGCTTTGTTCTCTGTTGCCTACCGTGTCAAAGTTGATGACTCGCCGCGTGTTCGTCTTGCGATCTTCAAGGAATGCGCGGACCATCGGGCCGCTGAATAAGATGGGACGTTCTTTCATCGTTCTCCCTTACGCGAACAACGCCAGTTGATCCAGCGCCGGCACAACCCGAGGAGCATCGAACAGCGGCTCCACGTCGTCTTGAGGCTCACGCGTGCTCAGCTCATCCAAGCGCGCCCAGGCTTCGTCATTGTCACTGTCTACAGCCTTGTCAATCACTTCCAGCAAGGCTGCTCTCTCCACATCCGGATCGAGCCCTAATATCTGGCAACACTCCGGAAAGCTCAAGAACTCATGCGATGCACCGAACGCATACACCCACGTCGGCGCGGCCTCGGAGCGTGCAATCCAATCGCGTGCAAGCAACGCCTCATCCGTGGGCCGGCCGGGATACTTCAACGCCGATGCCGGCAACGGTTCGTCATCGGAAACAACCATGGGCACGGCCATCCCGCTCAACAGCGGCGGCGGCGCACATGGCGCGGCTTCTGTCCTCTGCCCTGGCGCACTGGCCGGGTAGATCGTGCGCGCGTCAAGGAACGCAACCTCGATCATGCGAAAGAAAAACCACAGCGCCGGGGTGTACTGAAACCCGCGCGTTGCCGCTTGCCATCTGCTCACGTCTAACTGCGATTGCTCTGCCATCACACCCTCGGTTTCGTGCCCTTGAAGCTGGGCCAACGCTCTAAAATTTCCGATTCACTTTGGCCGGTGATTTCCATCCATCCGGGGACCATGCGCCAAAACTCCACAATCTCCGCTTGCCTTTGGCCGGCCCGCTTGTTCTCTTCCCGGCGGCGTTCCCGCTTCCGTTCCAACGGCTCTACCAAATCGCCCAGGGCGGGGAAAGCGGTCTCGCCCTCAGCGCGCTTGCGCATGGCCAGCGCGCGCACAACATCTCGCACGTCGCCGGAATCAAAGTCACAGAGATGAGCGCTGTACAGCTTCAACGTCTCCGCGCTCACGGATGCTTGCCGGGCCTCCGCCAACCCAGTCATGACCTTGACCAGCGATAGCCTCCGCTGCGGATCGAGCGGCTTCGAGATTGCCGTTGGTTCTTGCCTGGCCACGATTGCCGTAACTGCCGCCTCCACGTCCATTGCTGCCCCCGTCTGTCTTGATTGGGAATACTCCGCGCCAACTGTTCGTGATGCTTTGGTTGAGCACGTCTTCCGCGTGTTGGCCCGTTGCTTCGATCTGGATCAGCTCCGCCACTAGGTTCTGCCGGGCTCGGTCTGTGAGCGGCGCTTTGATCTTGCGGCGCATTTCCTCGAAGTCCTTCCAGACCTCACAAGAAATCCAATCCGGCAACACAAAAAGCGGAGCGCCTGTTGTTTCTTGTCTCTTCTTCTCTTTATCTTTCTCTTTTTCTTTATCTGTGTTCGCAGGCGTTCGGTCGCGTTCGTTTTCGTTCGTAGAGGTTTTAAGCTCTTTCTGCTTTTCGCGCCAAGCCCTTGCCCTGTCTGCACTTCCGTCCTCTTTCTCGGGTTGGCGGTGCTTCCATCCGGAGAGCATTCCATGATCGAGTACGCGGCCTTCCATTGCGGTCAAAACCGCCGCAACGCTTTCTATTTCCACATCGAGTGCGGAAGCTAAATCCTCCGCGTTCGGTTGCGTTCGCCCGCGTTCGTTGGCGTTCGCAGATGCCTCGACTAACAGGTGAACGTAGACAGAAATCACCGTGGGTATGGGCTGCCCACTCGCCTTTGCAATCGTTCTCCACTTCGGATCGTTGGGCATGTCGTGCCACAGGCGGAGCCATGAATTTGCCATTACGCCACCCTCCGATGTGCCGCGAGCCTCATCATGCGGTCTACACGCGTCTCGCTCTCCGGCTTTTCGCGCATCAGAACCTTGTGCATTTTCTCTATCCGCATTGCATTCGTCGCGGTCACATACTTATGCCCGTAGAACTGGAGACGCTTGTCTGTATAGCCCATGTGCGTGGCCAACTGTGCCATCGTGTAGCCATGGCCGATCAGCTCATCAATCAGCCAGGTGGAGGGCTTTCCACTTACCAGCGCGCCGCCGGAGCGGGCATCCTCGGTAACACGCATGATCTTCTCTTCCGTGCTCTGGCGAATACGCTGGCGCTTGCCGTTGCGTATCTCCATGAGCACAACATCCGAGATGCCCGTGCAGTCCATCACCGCGCGCTTGCCCACGCCGCTCTCGCGTAACTCAATCAAGTGTTCCCGTGCCATATCCGCGCTCACTGTCCAATCGCATTCGTTGCGTTTCACGCGGGCGCGGCGGTCGCGCTGTACGGCCGCGTAGGATCTCCGGCATCCATCACACCGGCAACCCGTCCGGTAACGCGTTGCCGTTCCGTGGGCCGCCGGTACAGTCACCGCACGGCCCTTGTAGTTACCTTTCGCCCAGGGCATCTGTCACACCCTCATGGGCATCACAACGTAGCCCAGCGTTTCGCCTTCATGCGGGGCTGCTTTGATGAGCAGTGGCGATTGATTCGTGTCCGGGAGAGAGATGGTGATTTCGCCGTCGAGCCGCTTGACTAGATCGGTCAGATACGCGCCGTTGACGCCGATGTAGAGCTTTTCATTCGGACGCCCTTTGCAGTCCACCGTTTCCGTGGCTTCTCCACTCTGCGAACTCGACGCCTCAATCGTGATCTGCTCATCAAACGTGAGCCTCACGCATCCCGAGCGTTCATCGCTGAGCAGCCCGCACCGCTCAAGGCTGGCCAGCATCTCTTTGGCGTTGACGGTGATTTCCGTGCGCTTGCCGCTGGGCATCACCGCTTCCCAATTGGGAAACTGTCCGGTCAGTTTGGTTGAGGCCACATAGACCCGCATGTCCGCGTCAATGCTGGAGAGAATCATCCGGTCGCTAAAGCACAGATCGACGCCGCCGTCTTCATCGTTGAGCAGCGGCAACAGGGCCTTGATGAACCGGCTGGGCAGTAGCAGGGTGATTTTCTCTGTGCATGGCAGCGTGTAGGCCATCAGGCGGTGGCCGTCCGTGGCCACAAGGCGCAACCGCTCACCGTCGCCTTGCAGTAGCACGCCGTTGAGCGTGTAGCGCGATTCCTCCTGGCTCACAGCGATCATGACAAAGCGCAGAGCGCGGGCAAAATCACCCTGGGTAAGCGTGATACCCTCGGCCTTCATCCCGTACACTTCGTTGCTGGGCCAGCTTGCCGCCGGCATCACGGGGAGCACTGCGCGGGAACGTCCGCATTGCATCGTGGCGCGGCGGTCCGTGGCGCTGATCTTCACATCCTCACCGGCCAGGAGCTTGGTCCATGCGGTGAACTTCTCCGCCGGAATCACAACCGGCTTTTCGGGTCCGCCCAACTCTTTCACAACCGCGCGAATATACACATCAAGGGTTGTTGCTTCGAGGGCGAGGCCGTCTGGTATCTGCTCCATGCGCACGCATTGCAGAATCGGTATGGTGGCCGTGCGCTCGATGGCCATGCCCACAATCTTGAGCGCCTGTTTCAGATTGCTCAGTGTGATGGCCGCTTTCATCGGCGCGGCTTCCGGTGCTTCCGGTTTCTTCGCCGCTAACTCGGTACTTACTGCTGTTGTCATGGTTCCCTTTCATGGGTTGAGGGTGAAGTACAGCACCGCGATTTACTGGCGAAAGAAACCGCCAAAATACAGGATGGTCAAGACGATTACCACCGCAATCAACGAGGTGCCAACGTTGTATTTGTCTTTGCGCGGTTGTCCGTGGCGCGCGGCGTAAATGCTCAGCCCCACAACTGTGATAGCTAGATAGGTCAATTGCGGCCAGTGAAGTACGAATGACATGACGCCTTCTTTCTTGGTAGAGGGTTGAGTTATGCGGCGCTGGGCAGGACCAGCAACTCGGCCTAGATCAGCTTGCGCGTGAGGCGGTCCATGGCCGCTGCGAACTTGTAAGACATCGCGCGCGCGCTCATGCCTAGCAACACGGCGGCTTCGGCTTGCGTGTACTCCTGGAGCACGGTGCGGGTGAGGATGTCTCTGTCCAGCGAGGGCAGGGACTTGATGCACTTCTCCATGTCAAACACAAAGAGCATTGCATCTTCAAAAGTGCAGATAGGCCGGCTTGAAACCCATCCCCGGCCCACCGGATCACGCAACACGGAGCCGATGCGGCAAGGTTGGAATGAGCTGTAGAGATAACGCCGTAACAGGCCGTGCGTGTGGGCGCGGAGGAAGTACAGCTCAATCTCTTTTGGCTCTTCCACGGGCTTGGCTTTCTTATGTTTCACGCATCAACCTCCATGCGGGTCATTTTGACTTTGTGGGACGGCCGGCCACGGCGCTTGCGGCTCTCCGGCGTCGGGAAGTTTTTCAGCAACTCAGTGCAGTGCGCGCAGTAGCAGTTCTGCTGGGTTTCAGGCCGGCAAAACAATGAGCCGCAAGCCTCGCAAGTCTTCAAATCGACGCGGAGGTACATGGTTAGCTGGCCTTTCT